GATGGATACATAAGTTAGATAATGGGATTAAGCCTGTAGTGTTACCGAGAAAGCAAACGAAAGCTCCCAGTATTAGCTGTAAGGCATGGGGGGAGTTAGTCACAAGGTTTTACAAGGGGGCAAAACTAAAACCATTAGCTGATGAGCTATGCGTTAGCATAGATAGCTTGTATCAAATGTTTGTAGGGTATGATGATGCAAATAAATGCTGGACATTCCCGATGAGAGATAGTAATAGATTCGTGATTGGAATTAGAACTAGATTCGCTGATAAAAAAAGAGCATATCCAGGTAGTAAAAATGGATTATTTATGATGTGTAATAAAGACTATGATCAATTGGTATTAGTCGAAGGTCCGACTGACGTGTTGGCTTTGTGGGATGTTGGTGTTAAATCAATAGGTAGAGCGTCATGTAATAGTTGTGTAGGCTTTGTACAGTCTCTTGTGAGGCACGATAAGCCAAAGTCAATAATCATAGTAGCAGACAATGACGAAGCAAAGATAAGGCCAGATGGGAAGAAATATTATCCTGGACAAGATGGAGCGATTGCATTGGCAAAAGCCTTGCCATATAACGATATACCGATTAAAATAATTAAGCCAGTTGGATGTAAAGACGTCCGAGAATGGAAGCATAAAGGATTGACTAAGGAAATGTTTTATAGTGTTGTCAGAAACACTCGAAGGTATTTATAATTTATTCGTATCATCCGAGTACATTAGTCATGCGTGGCATCGGGTAGCAGAAATTTGATTACCGATTAGACTGCTTAGTTAAAGAATCGTTGAGCAGAATTGAGACATAGGGCTTACAACGTACCCTACCCTATGCCATGCTAAGGCATGCACTCCAATCTATAGGGCAGTGACTGCGAAAAATGGTGAGACTGTAGATCGTAAAAGCCGATAGCCTCTATGTGAGAGCATATTTTAACGGCGATGCCCATTTGACATGGGCGTCCCCTACCTCCAACATATGAAAAAGCAGATGAAAGGATAACATGGAATATACAGAGTATCTAAAAAATAAACGAGACGAAGGTAGCTATGATGGCTTTGAGCCGCTATGGATTCCTGACAGTATGAAAGACTTTCAAAAATTACTGACAGAATGGTCTATACGCAAAGGTAGGTCTGCACAGTTGGCCGATTGTGGATTAGGCAAGTCTTATATGGAGTTGGTTTGGGCTACAAATGTAGCAATGAAAACTAATAAGAATGTGCTACTCGTAACACCTATAGCGGTAGGTGGTCAAATGAAAAGAGAGGCAGAGAAATTTGATATAGACGATGTGTCACGTTCAAGAGATGGTCAGATAAAAAGCAAGATAACGATTACTAATTATGAGCGATTGCATTATTTTGACCCGGATGATTTTGGCGGTATGATATTGGACGAATCATCAATTCTTAAAAACTTCAAAGGGGCGATTAAGAGCCAGATCAATATATTTATGCGTAAGATACCATACAGGCTGTTAGCAACAGCCACAGCGGCACCCAATGACTTCATAGAACTAGGAACGTCATCGGAGGCGTTAGGGTATTTGGGTCACATGGATATGCTATCGAGGTTTTTTAAGAACGATCAAAACAATTGTGCTACTGGTGGAGGTAGAGGTAGATTCCATGAGCCTGTTAAATGGCGATTGAAAGGGCATGCTCACGAATCATTCTGGCAATGGGTTACGTCGTGGGCAAGGGCAGTACGTAAGCCAAGCGATATGGGGTGTAGTGATTCGGGTTATGATTTACCAGAGTTGATCGAGAATAATCACCTATTAAAAATATCAAGGGAACCAAACGAAGGGGAGATGTTTACATTCCCGGCCAATGGGTTAAAAGAGGTCAGGGATGAGCGTAGAGCAACCATTAAAGAGCGATGTGAGCGAGCCGCTGATATTGTAAATAACACTACAGATTATGCCGTTGTGTGGTGTAATCTGAATGACGAAGGTGATTTGTTAGAGAAACTAATACCAGACTCAATACAGGTAAGCGGAAAAGATAAAGATGATAGAAAAGAAGATAAGCTCATATCATTTAGCACTGGCAATGACAGGGTGTTGATTAGCAAACCTAAGATCGGAGCATGGGGCTTAAACTGGCAACATTGTAATAGGATTACATTCTTCCCTGCTTATAGTTACGAGCAATACTATCAGGCTATCCGTCGATGTTGGCGGTTCGGGCAGGAAAGGCCTGTAAATGTTGACTTGATATATACTGAGGGCGACGAAAACTCACTCAAAAACTTACAACGAAAACAAAAACAAGCGGACGATATGTTCACGGCTCTTGTAAAAGAGATGAATAATTCACTACATATAAATAATAAATCAACAGAGTTTAAAAACGAAATGGAGATGCCACAATGGGCGTAATTACACAAAAGATAGAAAAAGAATATGCGATATATAATGGCGATTGCATAGAAGTGATGAAGGATATGAAAGATGGGTTTATAGATTTATCTGTTTATAGTCCGCCGTTTTGCGGGCTATACCAATACTCTAGCAGTGAAAGGGACTTGTCAAATTGTGATAGCTACGATGATTTTTTTAAGCATTATAAATATGTATTACAAGAATTATTTAGACTAACTAAACCTGGGAGATGTACGGCGGTACATTGCATGGATGTACCTAGCGGAAATACAGGTTGCGATCACTTCATAGATTTACCTGGGGATATAATTCGATTACATGAATCGTTAGGGTTCCATTATATTGTAAGGCATTGTATCTGGAAAGAACCATTAGCTGTAAGGAACCGAACGATGCAAAAAAACCTAGCACATGCTACAGTAGTAGCAGATTCTACGAGATGTGGCGTCGCGGTAGCAGATTACCTTTTGATATTCCGCAAAAAGGGAGAGAATAAAGTAGAAGTTAAACACCCTGTCGGATTAGATTGTTACCATGGCGAACGAGAGATACCAGAAGAGTTATACAGGTATAAAAACCACAAAGGCAAGCAAACAGAAAATAGATTTTCTCACTGGATATGGCGGCAATATGCTAGCTCTATTTGGGATGATATACGTATTGATAATGTTTTGAAGTACAAAGAGGGTCGTGACGAAGACGATGAAAAACATGTACATCCATTACAATTAGACGTTATAAATCGAGTTGTAGAGCTACGAAGTAATCCGGGCGAAATAGTATTCACGCCATTTATGGGAGTCGGTTCTGAGGTGTATGGGGCAGTTGTAAGCGGACGCAAGGGAATAGGTGTTGAGCTGAAAGACTCATATTATAAACAGGCCGTTAAAAATTTAAATAATGCATGTGTCCAGAAACAAAAAGACGCAGATTTACTGGAGGGTTTGATATGATTTATTTAGCGTGTCCATACAGCCATGAAAATGATGGAGTACGAGAATTAAGATATGAGGCCATTACGATAATAGCCTCACTTTTAATTGCAAAAGGTGAAATGGTCATTTCGCCGATCACACATTCGCATCCAATAGCAAAGTGCGGTAAATTGCCGACTGAATGGGAGTACTGGAAAGAATTTGACCGGAAACTTATATCGATGTGTGACTATGTTGATGTGGTAATGTTTAAAGGATGGGAAGAATCAACAGGTATCAAATCGGAAATAATGATAGCAAAAGAACTAGTCAAATCAGTGAGGTATAGAGATGGAAATGGTGAGCTTGTCAAATATGCGGAAATTGGCAGAAAAGGTTAATAGCCTTAATGCTAGAAATAATCAACTTAAAACGAGAAACGAAACGCTTGAAAATGAGTTATTAGACGCGTTATACGAAAAAGAAAAATATCGATGCGAATTAACAGAGTTAGTAAATGAGCTAGCTAAAACAAACTTATAATATATTTACTTGACAAAGTAGCTTTTATGATTTATACTTACATTATGATTAACGCCATAACCAAAAATAGATACAGCCCTGAGCTTGCACCCGGTTTGCGTTAATCTGTGCGGGTGAGGGGCTTTTTTTACAATTAAATATGAAGCAGGTAGCTCAGTTGGCAGAGCAGTTCCGAGTAGGATTGTAGACTACAGTTAGGACAGGTCGCCGGTTCGATTCCGGCCCTGCTTTTTGAGTACTTAGAAACATAGGGCATGGAATCCTCTGGTGCCCCTAGTAATAAAAGATGTACAATTTTATAAGTATGCGGTAAAAGCCCGCACAGAGGATGCTTTTTTTACAAGTGAATAAAATCAATGGCAAAAAAGACTAACAAACAAAAGCTAATAGCAAAGATGGATAAACTATGGTCCATGAAAGTACGTGAGTCTGGCCGATGTGCGGTATGTGGGTTAAAGTATGGACTTGAGGCTCATCATCTTATACCAAGAGGCAACCATCTATTCCGATATGAATTAAACAACGGTATATGCCTGTGTAAATCATGTCATACGTACGGTGCTGATATATCAGCACATGGACGGAAAGGTAGCTCGATGTACGCTGGAGAGCAATTCATCTCATGGCTAAGAGATGAAAAGCCCGATCAATGGAAATGGTATCAAGAAAACAAACACATAAAAGTAACTGGAACTCTATATATTGCAGATTACGAAGATATGTATGAAAAACTGAAAGGAAATAACGATGGATAAACCAAAACAACCACGACACAAAGCGATAGAGCTTGCAATGTGGGAGCGAATGGAGTTCGAACATGCCGAAATGTTGGACGAACTCGATAGTATAAACAGTTGTTTTGACCATAATGCCGAACGGCCCGAAGTAGTGCAGGATGTCGGGTTTAAGGAAAAAGATCGGCTTCGCATCAAAAACCTTCTGGACAAGATGAAAGGAGAATCATGGAAAGAGAGACAAAATCAGAACGTATTGAAAAAGAACATGCCGAGATGCTGAAAATGCTAAAGGTTGCCGAAAATCACATAATGGACTTATGTGATGAACAAAACGGCCCACCGCTTCATAAGGATAGAGAATATTGGCGTGAGGCGTTCGGGAATTGCCTGGATACGCATAAAAGTATAGAGATGTTAATTAAGCGAGTAGAAGGTGAAAAATAAGTAACAATTTAACCGCCCAGACGGGCAAGGAGTAAACAAATGAATGAAAATAAAATAAAACCACACATATATAGTGATATAATAAACATGATTGCGAAGAATGTTCACGAAAATGCAAAGGCTCACGGGTTTTGGGAGAAATGGAAAAATGACGGCGAATGTATTGCCCTGATGCACAGCGAATTGTCAGAAGCATTAGAAGCATTACGACAAAACCCAAGACAGCAAGATGAGCATTGCCCAGAGAATTTGAATGTAACAGTAGAATTAGCCGATTGTGTTATTCGCATATTTGATTATGCAGAAGCGAATGGATTAAATATTGGAGATGCGTTAATTGCAAAGCATAATTACAATTGTGATCGGCCATATAAACATGGGAAGAAAATTTAACCGCCCAGACGGGCAGAAACGAGAAATGAAATGAGTAAACCAGAAACAATTAGAATTGACGAAGTGGAATATGTACGTAAGGATAGTTTGCAAAATATTGATATGAGCAACGTCTCTTTAGTACGAACTCGAAATGCAGGTGTGCACGTAGGCACTGTGGAGAGTCGAGATGCCAATACGTTGAAGCTTAGCAACTCTAGGCGGATATGGCGATGGCGAGGAGCGAATTGCCTCTCACAGCTAGCAATGGAAGGCTGTGACGTAACTTGTGACTACACACGAATATCCATGATGATACCTAAACTAGAGTTGACGAATTGTGATGTGTGCGAAGTGATTCTAATGACAAATGTAGCGGTGAAAAATATAATGGAGGCATTGACATGGAAGAAATAGTAGTTATAAATGGGTATGGGTATGGGAATGGGTATGGGGATGGGTA